ACGAGTACACTAACTGGTAGGCCAATTGGTACGAATGTTCCTGGTAGTTATGTTACGCAGGCAAACGCTACTCCTGATGAGATAGCGGCGGCTTATGCGGCTTTATCCGGGCTTCCTGGCACATCGGAGTATGAGGCAGCGCAAGAGGCGCAGGCAGACCAGCTAGAGGCGCTGGAAGCACAGCTTGCTGCTGATCAAGAACTTGGATTCATGTCGGATGTCTTGGATGATTTTGATACTCCTACAGAAGAAGAGATAGCCGCATCACAAGTTGACGACATATTTTCTTATGGTCCTATGAGTTCTGGGTATCAAACCACGGCTCAGATGGAGGCTGCTCTCAACTCGCAGTTTGGTGGTCTTCCTAGTGCACCGAGCGTATCATCTAATATTGACCCCAACTATTCCCCGTCAACTGTTGATCAGTTAAGTAATATGTATGGTATTGATTATGGTCTTCTTGATGCGGCTGTAGACGATGATTTTGCTGCTATGGGCAATCGTCCAGGCCCCGGAGTCGAGGGTCCTGGCACAGGATACACGGATCAGGGTCTTCCGGTAGGTTTAGAGTTTGCGACCAACCCGCAGACTGGTGCTCCGATTACAACGAACCTAGCTGGTTTGACGGAACAGCAGCAGGCGAATCAGCCGTTTTCGATGGATGTTGCTCAGTTTATAGGATCTAGTCCTTATGGGTATGAGATTGATCCAGCAACGGGCAACCCTATTGGTCAGGTTGGAACTGCGCCTTTTGGTATATTAGGCGCCCTAACTACGGGTCTTCAGCAGCTTATAAATGGCCCACCGGAATCTGTAGAGGATCTTATAGAGCAAGGCGCGTATACCGGAATGACGGGTCAGGACAATGACGGAATCGGCGGCGGTGAAGGTGGTAACGTGATGCAGCAAGCGACACAGGTTGATCCATGTCCAGCGGGGTATGAGATGGATCCTGCGACCAATCAGTGTGTGCCTATAGATGTTGTGGCTCCGTTCCAGTTAGGCAAGAGACAGTACGCCCCGACTGAGATGCCCTCGCTTCTTGGCACTCCAGTTGGTCCTTTTCAGTCGCAACTTCGTCCTACTACTCCAGACATGAGCTTCATGCGTCCTGCGGTTAATCCGTTTGGTTTTGCAAGAGGCGGGATTGTTGAACTGCCGAAGAGATGAATCTAGAGACTGTACCAGAGGAAGTAGCTAGGGAGATTCTGGCCTTACAGCAGCATCAGGTTAAGCTGCATGTACGCGAAAAGGCCAAGGATCAGTTTATGCCCTTTGTTCATCATGTGTATGATGGGTTTATTGAGGGTACGCATCATCGGATTATTGCGGAGAAGCTGGAGCGTGTAGCGAGGGGCGAGTTAAAGCGTCTTATTGTTAACATGCCACCGCGTCATAGTAAGTCTGAGTTTGCGTCATATTTGATGCCGGCGTGGTTCTTGGGTCGCAATCCTAAGTTAAAGATTATTCAGGCAACGCATAACACGGAGCTAGCGGTCAGGTTTGGTCGTAAGGTTCGTGATTTGATTGACACGCCTGATTATCGGATCGTGTTTCCTGACACTGGATTGAAGGCGGATGACAAAGCCGCAGGCCGCTGGGGGACTTCAGCAGGCGGGGAATATTTCGCGGCAGGGGTGGGTGCGGCGATGACTGGCCGTGGTGCGGATTTGTTGATTATTGACGATCCGCATTCGGAGCAGGACGCTTTGTCTAGCACGGCGTTTGACAACGCATTTGAGTGGTATACGTCTGGTCCTCGTCAGCGTTTGCAGCCTGGTGGTTCTATCATCATCGTTATGACGCGGTGGGGTATGAAGGATTTGACTGGCCGTGTTTTAAAGACGCAGGGTTCTGACGTTATGGCGGACGAGTGGGAGGTTGTGGAGTTTCCTGCGATACTGCCGTCTGACAAGCCGTTATGGCCTGAGTTTTGGGGCAAGGACGATCTACTCAAGGTCAAGGCATCCTTGCCTGTTGGCAAGTGGAATGCTCAGTGGCAGCAGAATCCGACTGCGGCGGAAGGTGCGATTGTCAAGAAGGAGTGGTGGAACATATGGGAGGGTGAGGAGATTCCCCCTGTAAATTACATCATTCAGTCATATGACACGGCGTTTAGTAAGAAGGAAACGGCGGATTACTCGGCTATAACGACATGGGGCGTATTTGCGAATGAGGAGACTGGCGCGGACAACATCATATTAATGGATGCGCGGCGGGGTCGTTGGAACTTCCCTGAACTGAAGGGTGTTGCTTCGGAGGAGTATGAGTATTGGGAACCGGACATGGTTATCATTGAGGCGAAGGCATCTGGTATGCCGTTGACGGATGAATTGCGTGCGGCTGGCATTCCAGTTATGAACTATACACCGAGCAAGGGTCGTGATAAAGTGACTCGTATGCATACTGTAGCGCCTTTATTTGAGGCTGGTATGGTATGGGCGCCGGACAAGAAGTTTTCGGACGAGGTTATTGAGGAGTGTTTAGCCTTTCCAAACGGTGATCATGATGACTTTGTCGATAGCATGACGATGGCATTGATGCGGTTTAGGCAAGGGGGCTTCATCGAACTTGAGGGTGAAAACGAAGCTACGGACTGGTATCCAAAGAAGCGGGAATATTACTAATGTCTAACAAAAAGCCACAGGTTAAGAAGTTTGATCTTACCACTGCCTCTATTGAGGAGTTGGAGAGGAAGATCAAGGAACTTCGTGAAGAGCAGACTGTTGTCAAAAAAGCTGGTGGCGGCGTGATAAACGCAAAAGACAAGCTGAAAGAGATTAGCGGTGAACTGAAGAAAGCGTCAAACATGCACGCGAAACAGTCCGAGAAGATTAAGTCTGTTGCTAATTCTTTTTCTAATGGTGGTGTCATAAGGGTTAAACGGCGCGGCACTTTTAAAGGAGTTTTCTAATGGCTATACCTCCACGCCCCATGGGCAGTTTGATTGATTCTGGTATCGAGGCACCAGAGGGCATGGAAGTGCAGATTCCGCAGGTGCAGGATTTCACTGGCGGCGCCGAGGTTATGGACGATGGAATGGGTGGAGCGATTGTTCAGGCACTTATGGGTGGTGATGAACAAAGCGTAATGGTTGAGGCCGAGGTTTATGACCACAACGCCAACCTAGCCGAGGTTATGGATGACGGTGAGCTTGGGGATATTGCAAGTGAACTAAGAGAACAGTACGAGGATGATAAAGAGTCTCGTAGCGAGTGGGAAGAGACGTATACCAAGGGTCTTGATCTATTAGGCATTCAGAATCAAGAGCGCAGTCAGCCGTTCCAAGGGGCATCTAGTGTAACGCACCCGCTTATATCTGAGTCTGTAACGCAGTTCCAAGCGCAGGCTTACAAGGAATTATTGCCAGCCGGTGGTCCTGTGCAGACACAGATTGTGGGTTTAAAGGATTCTGAGCGCGAGTCACAAGCTCAACGTGTCAAGGAGTTTATGAACTATCAGATCACGGAAGTGATGGAGGAGTTTGATCCGGACACTGATCAGATGCTTTTCTATCTGCCGTTGTCAGGTTCTACTTTTAAGAAGGTTTACTTTGATGATCTGAAGGGTAGAGCTGTATCGAAGTTCATCCCTGCCGAAGACTTGGTTGTTTCTTATTCGGCTAGTGATCTAGCCACTGCGAACCGTGTAACGCATGTTTTGCAGATGACTGAGAACGCTGTTCGCAAGATGCAGATCATGGGTGTTTACCGTGATGTGGAACTTACAGCGGGTTCGGAGGAAGAGGATCCGAGTCGCGTAGACTCCAAGATTGATGAGATTGAGGGTGTAGAACGCGGGTATTCTAACGATCTTCTTACGATCCTTGAGATGCATGTAGAGATGGATATTGAGGGTTTTGAAGATGTAGATGCTAATGGGGAGCCAACAGGCGTCAAGTTACCATATATTGTAACGATGGACTATGGTTCTAGTGAGGTTTTATCTATCCGCCGGAACTATGCGCAGGACGATGTTTTAAAGCGTAAGTTGCAGTATT